AATATCTGGTTTATTCCACCAGATAAACGACTGGTCTTGAAATACACTCAATAATGTTGGATTGGTCTTAATCACATTCAACATTTCTAAAATATCCTTATGTTCGGTATTCATAGTTAAAATACAAATCAGCGGAATAATAAAGGGTAATACATCTTTGGTAAGGGAAATATCAATATCTTTATCATCTTCTTTGACAACGGTATCTTTCTCTTCAACTTCATTATCACATCCACCTTGTTTTATAATTTCTTTTCCTGTTGGTAATGCTTCTTCACTTTCTTCGTCAAATTGAACTTTTACATTTACTTTATCATCTCCAACAGAACTGGTAAAATACTGGTTCATCATTTTTTGGTCTTTTGTATCCATATCAATAATACTTTCCTCAATCTTTTTCAATAATATTTTTAAGTTATGAATAGGGTCTGCTTTCCATATATGTAAAAGTTTCTCAACTAATTTTGTCTTATTTTCTTTTCCTTGAAACAAATCACTATCTATATTTATCAAATTGTTTTCTACCAAGTAGGAGATTTTTTGTTCAACATTCAAATCTTTTTTATACACATTATAATCCAAACAAGTATTTAGAACTCTGGAAATATTCAAATCCACTACAAATCCCATTTTCTTTATTCCGCTATTTATTTTATCATTATCGCTATTATTGATACTTTCAGTCATACAACGATACATCATTTGAATAATTTTATCACTTGAAACAATATCATTAAATAGAAACACTACATCAACAAATGGTAGCGTAATTCCCAAAGTCAATTGATTTCCTGCTAATAAAATCAATCCATATTTCCCTTCTTCTTTTGCTTTCAATTCCCAATTTTTAATTTCTTCTTTCAAGTCCTTTACTTTATAGTCTTTTTTGGAATTAACTATTTTTATTTCATAATTTTTTAGAATACGATTTTTTAACATTCTTTCCTTTAAACAACAACTGACTTTATCTATTAGCATATCTGCGCCAAACGGCAAAAACCACAATTGGCTTGTAAAATCACCATTATTTAGTCGTGTTCTGCTATTTTCAATTTGAGAAGTTTTTTTAATTCTTTCATATATAGACTTTGTATCTCTAACTGCAACCGTCATATCAATTGTTCCATCTCCAGAAATATATTGTAAAAACTTATCAACTTCTCCCGTATAATTAAAGCTATCACCACCACCAATTATAAATGTTTTTAATTTTTCGTTCCCTTTTTCTTTTCCTTGTTTGATTGTAATCTTTTTTTGTTCTTTTTTAAGTGGTGTTGTTGAAAATAGTGTTGACATTGAAAATCCATATGATGTGTCTTTTATTTGTTCCTTGATTACTTCAAATCTTTTTCTATCCATCGTATTTGTGAGAATGTGTAAATCAGGCATTTTATCATAAATACATAATAATTGTTCTTTATTTTCTTCGGTTAACAACAACAACACATCTTCTCCATGCTTTTCTACTAATCCTTGAATATTTCGTTTTTTACACAATTGTTCGTCTTCAATATCCCAATACGACTGACATTCTAAAGGGATATTCCATTCACTTAAAGGTTTTGCATAAGTTGCGGTTAAATATAATTTTATAGTTTTTGGTGATGAATAGGATTGTAACATATTTTTAGACATTTGAGTTGTTCCGTGAAAATGGTTCTCGTCAAATACGATAAAATCCAAATTAAGTTGTTGAATTGCTTCCACTTTTTTTTCAAAAACATAATCATCTAATAATTGTTTGCTCACAATAATAATATTATTTTGTGCGAGAACCATAGTTTCAAAATCAGTTCCTTTTTTAATTTCAACAATATTTATTCCGTTAAAATCTCTAAACTTGTGAAATAAATCATCTGTGAATTGAGATAATGTTTCGGTTGGTGCTGGTGTAATAATTAATCCATTTAACGATATATATTTTTTATAGTATTTAATAAACAACCCTCCAACACAATAAGTTTTTCCAGACCTAGCTTTTGCTCCTAATAACAATTCTTTTTCTCCTTCATCAATACTTTTCATTTGTCTATCAGTAATTAAATCTTGATGAAATCGCAATTCTAATGGAATCATGGAATTACAAAATTTAGAATTAACTTCACCAATTGTAATGTCTTGTATAGAATGTTTTAGATTTTGAAAACATATTTCTAATTCGCCTAAATCTAAAATGTGATGAATATTTTCCTTGATATAATTGTTTGTTGATTGACTTGATGCGATGATATCCAATACTTTTTGTTTATTATTTACAACAAGATAAATATCGCATTCTTTATATTTATGCGAATGTTGTTTTACAATTGCTAAAATTTTCTCAACATCATAACTATCAATAGATTTTTTACTATCATCTAAATAAAACTTCGAAGACATAAATACCCATTTCCCATTATTTTTATTTTGTAATGTAATATCACTTGAACCTCCTTTTCCCTTGCTAAATACAGATAGACATCGTAAATAAAGTTCCAAATTATCCACTTTTTTTAATTTACAAGTATTAATATTTCCTTCATAGTGGTCGTAAATATCATTTGGTAAGATGGAATAAAACCCAAATTTAATAATAATATCACATACTTTTTCAAATACATTACCTCTTTTAGATTGTGTTTCCGCTTTTGTTTTTCCATTTACAGATTGTAAAAGTTCATAAAAAGTAGATACTTGTTTAATGCGCTCAAATAATTCAATTCCGTTCATTTTTGAGTATAGTTTTAGTATTTTAGTATATTTATATTGAATAAAAAACAATTCAATTTTATATTCAATTTTATGTATCTTCATATAGTTTTAGTTTATGCTTTCAATAAGTATTTACATAAATCTTTTCAATAAGTATTTAAATAAATCTTTTCAATAAGTATTTAAATAAATCTTTTCAATAAGTATTTAAATAAGTCTTTTCAATTATATCAAAATGAAAACTTCTTGTTATACAACTCAAAATGATTTATTATTAACAAATCTTATGACTTTTTATAAAGATGAGCAAATGTTGAGTAAAATGTTGAAAATAATTACTGGAGAATGCCAAATCTCTTTAAGAATTGTTGATTGGTTTTCTACTAATTATGCAAAAAAATATTATACTGTTTTTGATAATGAAGATGGTAGACGATTTAAAGTCTATGTAGATTACAAATTGAAATTAAAAGCTTATAGTAAAAGACGATTTGACCCTTTTTGTAGATGGGATAGGATTAGTATACCTTATAAAGATGGAACATGTATAGAAACTACAATTGGACAATTAAATTTTTTTAAATGGGCGTTGGAAAATAAAGTTATTGATTTTATTGAAGATAATTATACGGCAATTGAAGCCGATATGAACTGTAGAAACAGCACATCAAAACGTAAAGAAACTATTGTTGATAATACTAAAACAAGGAAAAAGAGAGAAGAATTATCTGTTTCTGCTACAAAATCAATAAAAAAAGAAAAGGTTGAAATCGTATTGCAGTTCAATTGATTTAGAGCTTTTACATAAATAATAAGCACAATTCCGCTTTTGCTTTACGAAGGTCGGGTGATGAGATAGAGAGGGATGGGCTTTGCGAATCAAATGTTCGTCGGTTTAATTAAAATATTATTTATATCTTGTTTATTTCTTTCTCGTCTTTAGGTTTTTTATATATTTCTTTTATCTTCATACACGTTCCACAATTATCTATATTACCGTAATCTATATTAAATTTTTTATTTTTGTCTGATTGTGCACCCCATCTGCCTAACGGTTTAACTAAATTTCTACTTAACAATAACGAGAACTTTGGGAAATTGAATAATTTTATTAAAGACATTTTTTATTAATTACGTTATAATAAATGTGTAAACCTATTTCAATTTTTTTTTTACGAGAGATAATGAATGTATTTCAAAATTCAGTAATGTTTAAGAATATTAACTAAAATTAGTTAAAAATAGTTATTTAAAAAAATTGATTTAAAAATAAAATATTATATTATATTATAATAACGAAAAATGGTTAAATATAGTTGCGAAAAATGCGGAAAAGAATTTACTCAAAAGGGACATTATACCAAACATACTACTAAAAAAAATCCTTGTGTTTTTGAAAGTAAAATTGCAGAAATGATTGAAAAGGTTGTTGCTAAAAAAATAGACGATATTACTTCAACAAATATTATTAATCAGCAATCATCGTTTTTTATAATTGATTCAAAAAATACACATAAAGAAATTAAATATATTGATTTGTTTTGCGGATTAGGTGCGTTTCATTATGCTTTTAATTCGTTACACACTGAAGACACAAAATATAAATGTGTATTTGCTTGTGACATAGATGATAAAGTTAGAAAAATATATAAAGAAAATTATTGAATTACTCCTGAAGGTGATATTAATAATATAAATATTGAAAATATACCTGATTTTGATATTTTATGTGCAGGATTTCCATGTTTTATAGCTGGAACACAGACATTAACCAATAATGGTTATAAAAATATCGAAGATGTTAAATTAACCGATAAACTTTTAACACATACGGGAAAATTTCAAAATATTTTAAATTTACAAAGAAAACAATATAGCGGAAAAATATTTGATATAAAAATAAAATATCATCCTGAAATTATTAGTTCAACAGAAGAACACCCATTTTATATTTGTGAAAAGAAAAAAAAATGGGATTCTTTAAATAGACAATATAATATATTCTTTACAGAACCAAAATGGAAAAAAGCAAATGAACTAACTATTAATGACTATTTTGGAATGGTTATTAATGATAATGAAATTATACCAGAATTTACTTTTGAAAAAACAATTAATCAACATAAAAAAGAACAGTTATACATTAAATTAGATAATTTAGATTATTGGTTTGTTATGGGATATCTAATTGGTGATGGTTGGATTGAAGAAACTATAAAAGAAGATGGACGATGTATGTATAAAATACGATTTGCTATTAATAATAAAGACGAGGAAGAAGTTTTTGAACGTATAAATAGGGTTATACCTATTACAGATAAAAATTGCGATACTGGTGATAAATGTAAAAAATTTGGATGTTCTAATATTATTTGGTATAATATTTTGAAACAGTTTGGGAAATTTGATCACGGTAAATTAATACCTGAATGGGTTCAAGATGCACCAAAAGAATTTATTCAAGAATTCATTAACGGATATATGAAAGCATATGGTTGTATCAAAAATAATAATATTTTGCAAATTACAACAGTATCATCAAATTTAGCATATGGATTGCAAAGATTATATTTAAAATTAGGATATATATTTTCAATAAATAAACGTGTTCGTCCTAAAACTACGGTTATTGAAGGTAGAACCGTAAATCAAAGAGATACATATTGTATAAGAGGAACATTACAAAGAGAACGACAAATTTCTTCATTTATTCGAGATAATTATGTTTGGTTTGCTCCATTTAAAATTACAAAGAGAGAGATAACCGAAATACCTGTATATAATTTTGAGGTTCAAAATGATAATAGTTATATTGTTATGAATACAATCGTTCATAATTGTCAACCATTTTCAATAGCAGGAAAAAAAGAAGGGTTTGAAGATAAAATTAAAGGAAATTTGTTTTATGCTATTTTAAAAATTATTGACATAAAAACTCCAAATACAATAGTATTAGAAAATGTAAAAAATTTATTAACTATTGATGGAGGAGAAACATTTAATACAATAAATACGGAATTACAAAAAAGAGGATATATTGTTAGTTTTAAAATTATTGATTCTAAATATTATAATTCTCCGCAATCGAGACAAAGATTATTTATCATTGGCAGTAAAATAAAAAAATATGAATTTCCATTAGAACCATCTAAAACAATAACTCCTGTTTCAAGTATAATAGATTTTACTGAAACTAAATATTTAAGCTATGAACATAAATATAAATTAGAAAAATGTAAAGAAAATGGAACTAAAAATAATTGTAAAATGTTATATAAAATGATACATAAAATATCAAATAATGGAGGAAGACAGGGTGAAAGAGTGTATTCAATTGATTCGTGCGGACCCACTATTTGTGCTTCTTCTGGCGGACCAGGAGCAAAAACTGGATTGTATTATATTGATACAAAAGTTAGAAGATTAAATGTTAACGAAGGGTTAAAAATGTTTGGATTTGATGAAAATTATAAATGGAATACAATTGTTAAAAATGAAGAAATGTTATTTTATCTCGGTAATTGTATTGTAGTTAATGTTGTAAAAGTATTATTGTCTAATTTATGATAATTTATCACATAAATTTAATATTTCCTGTGTAACTTTTAATTTTGCTTGTATATGATTTGGTGAATTATCCGTATTACCACCACCTTTTCTCTGTAATGCGATGTATGGTGATAAATGTAAAC